TGTCCAGTTTCATTAAAGTTATTTACTATTTGATTTGCAAGTTGTACTATCTTTTGATTGCCATTTTCGATGGCACTGTCAACTTGAACTAATAATGAATTTTTTTCTGTAGTGTTAAGTGTGTCCCAAGTTGATAAGTCTGCGGATATTTCAGTTGTTGTACTAATAGCACCGATGGCTAATGATTTTTTAGCTAATGTTTCCTTTAGCTGAGGATTATCGTTTAACGTTTGTACTACTTCAACTGGCGGATATAATTTATTTTGTTTTTGAGTATTAATTGGTATTGCTTCAGTAGTTTGCGTTCCGTTGCCACCTGATTTTGGAAAACTAGTATTTGCAAGACCGCTTACGTTAGTTCCTGTTGCTGTTCTAATAGTTTGTCCTGCAACTTGAAAAGCTTCGTTACGTATACCTTCTTTAGTAAGATCTTTTGCATTTCTAACTGTGCGAGCTGCTGTAAGTAATGTACCTAAGTCTGCTTTTCCGCTTGCAATGTCACCTAAGACACTAGTTCCGCCTGCTAATATGCCAGCACTTCCAAATAAACTCGACGAGCTACCTGCCGAAATAGGACTAGGTGTATTATCGTAATGTACTGTTCCAAATCCTTTAGGTGAGTTACCTTCGTCAATAGGCCCGTCTGCATAAAATACACTTTCGTATGCAACAGTCATAGAATTTTGTACAGGATCAGCTCCAGCAGAATTTTCTAACGTATCGTGCTGCCAACTTTCAATTATCGGATTAACTAATGTTAATGTTAGATACTGATGTCGTGCCATCTGACTTATTTGAATACTTGTAAAAAACGGCTCGTATTGATTATTATCTAAACCAAAACGATCACCGTTTCTTGGAGAACCCATATATGTATTAAATCTATCATATGGTCTTGCTGACTGGTTAGGTGCGCCTGCGCCGTCTCTACTTCCGTATGTACCATCTGCAAAATGGTAGTTATAATATGCAGTCCATAATTGAGTAACAATACTATTGTTGTCATCGTGGAATACAATATTTACAGGAGCATAATCAATACGTGTTTGTAAATTCTTTTTACGATTGTATTTGTTCTTAGTTTCAGTTTGTATATCAAACTTTGGCATAGTAACACTTTTAACTAACATATTAACTTCGTTACTATGACGCTGGACCCATCCAGGTAATACTTTGTTTACTACATTTTCATTTAAGTTAAGTGTTACGTGATATAGAAATTTTTGTTTAGGAGCAAGTCGAAAATTATCGTCAGTATATAATCTTGCCGCGTGTGTATAATCGGCCATATCCCCTTTGGGGCTAAGAGCGCCATTAACTAAATTATCTAAGAATCCATTGAATATGTTTGCCATACTAATATTTATCCAATGTTATTAAGTGCGTATAAAATGAAAAAGGGGCAATTAAGCCCCTAATTCTGTTAGACTAGTTAACTAGATAAACTATTAACTTACGCCGGTAGTTGATGCAATAGCTGCAACACTTCTACCAATTGCTGTACCTACTCCGCCGCCTGATGCGCCTTGAGTTTGTATAGCATTGTCATATTTAATAGTAAGTGCAACTGTTACTGGTTCGTTAGCACTGTATGCTAATGAATTGTAGTTTGCACTTTCTAAATAACAACCGTATAATTCAAAAGTGTCTAGTGCTTCGGGTGCGTAGTTACCGTTACCACCGTCTAGAATTTCAATTCTAGTTACAAACTTATAGTCAATACCTGATGCTGCACTAGACTGTTCCATAAAGTCGAACTGTCTTTGTAGTTGTTCGCCAACTAGTTTTTGTACTGCACCTGTTGCATCGTCTCTTAAAGTTAATGTAATAGCTTCCCAGGTGTGTTTACCTGCAAGATAAACTCTTGAGTTATATACGTCAACAGTCATTGTCTCGAAGCTTACGTTAGGTCTAGTAACATCCTGTACCTGTTTAGTTAGTTCAGTAACTTCGCCTGTGCTAACACCAAAGTTCTCCAAACTCACTCTAAAGCGATATTGAAGTTTTGGCATAAGCAACCCTTGTGTAGAGTTGCTTGCGTCCGAAGCTAATGGAACTGTGATTTTTGATAATGATGAAATAGCCATTTACTTTGCTCCTAATTTGTTATATATATTTATCATTTTTACAAGCCTGCTATCTCACCAGTATTTTTAAGTCTGAGTGGAATGTAAACAAACTCAACAGCCTTAACTGGTTCTATGGCAATATCTAAGTATAGCTCGTTTCGATCAATACGTGCTGGAGTATTGTTGCTATTGTCACATACAACTAAGAAGTCATATAATGCTCTAGCACCAACTAACTCTAAACACAAGCTCTCTGCTGCCTGTTTGATCTGATCACGTGTGATCTTATCATTAGGTTCAAAGATGTAAGGTTTAGCTAACTTGTTCAATTGTGAACGTAAGTAGATAACCAAACGTGCTACATTGATCCTATCTAATGAACTTGCTGCTCTTGCACGAGTCTTTTGACCGTAGTTAACAAGACCTGCTCCATTGATAAATGTAATTGGGTTAACGTTTACACTGTAAAGTGTATCACGCTGTCCTTCGTTTAATGCAACTGAAGTAAATTCGCCTTCTGCATTAACAAAACCTGTTGCTGAAGCATTAGTAATGCCGCCTCTTCTTGTGCCTGCTGGTGCAAACCAAGGATAGCTAACTTGGTCACTTAATGCAATAGTACGTAGCATCATATGACTTGGTGGAACAACTACGTTGTTACCAGCATTATCGCTTGTAAAGCCCCAAGGGTAAAAAATACCTAAGTATTCGTCTCTACTAACAAGTCCGTCGTCATTGTCTTCAACTGCTAATTTAGTGTTTTGACCCCATTCGTTAAGTGTTGTAGCATCTGACGATAATCTAGCTGGAACATCACCTAATATAAATGCACTTAAACCTCTATCAAAGTTTAAGCTAATCATTTCACCAATTAGTTCTGGATAACCTGGAGTAGCCATTACATTAAAGATTCTTGATTCGTCATCTCTAATTTCTTGGTTACTATTCATACCAGCTTGTAATCCTTGTACAACAACTTTACGCTGTGCGTGGCGACCAAATGATCCGCTACCGTCTTCTTGGTTAGCTGATTCAGTAACCCAACGATGTGGATGATAACCACTCATTGCTTCGTCGTTGTTAAATCTACCGTTGTCAGCAGTAATGTCAATAGCATTACGTACAAATTTCTTAACGTTAAATCCGCTTCTACGTAAATTCCATAACAACATACCTTGTGGATATAGTGCTGGATCTGGAGCATCTGGATCTAAGTAATCACTTAGTAGTAAGTCTGCAATTGCGCCTTCTGTGCTTAACGCTCCTGTTGTTGACCAACGTGCATCTGCAAATAGTACACCATCTTCAGTAGTTTGGTCTGACTTATCAATCAAATCCCATACTGTAGTTGATGCATTATAACGATAAATTGTTGGATAGTTTTCTAAGTCTGCTGTACTAATCCAAAGATCGTTACCAGCTGGTGCTGTAGGCTCTGTAGCCGCAGTAGTAATTTTTGCTCCTGCGTGTACGTTTTGATAACCTTTCCAAGTAGTACCATCGTGTACCATCATATCAACTTCGTCAACTACTGAACTGTACCATAATGTACCGTCTGCTGTTGTTGATGTTGGTGCTGTAGCCGAAGCAGTAAATGTTGAAAGTACTGTCCAGTTACTAATTACTGTTGCTGAAATACCAATATCTGCAAGTGCGCCATCAGTGTCAGTAATTTTAATATCACCGCCTTTTGAGTGCGAAATAGTTACTCTGTTAGTTGCATCAATTGAAGCAACAACATTTGTAAATCCTGCACTATTGATTTTGTTTGCAATTTCTTCTGCATCTGCAACTGCGCCAGCTGCGATAATACTTATAGTTCTTGACGAGTATGTTGATACGCCTGCTGATGTTTCTGCAAGTGTAAGTCCATATGTGCCAGCACTAATTGAATTTGCTGTTACTGCTGTTGAAGTAACACTAGAAGCACCTGCTGTTGATCTACGGAATACTTTAAATTCTGCTAGTTCATCTGCTGCTTCAGTCCAGTTAGACTTTACATAAAGATCGCCTACTGCAAGATTGATCCCGCCGCCTGCTTTATCAAGTGCTAGTAATGCTTTTGCATTATCATCATAAATTGGTGCAGGAGTTAAATCCCATAATGCAGTGTCTGCATTCCAAACTTTAACTCTCCAACGTGCTCCGCTGTTTGGTTCTGTTGTTTTAACCCAAACACTGCCTGTTGGACGCGGTTTAGCTGATGCTGTTTTCCACTGTGGAACTGATGTATGAGGATCAATTACTAGTTCTGGAATAAAGTATGTGCCTGCAGTAATACCAACCTCAGCTAGTAGACCTGTTCCTTCTGCAATTACAATATTATCTGCGTTACTACCGTCATTAAAGATAACAAGCTGTCCGTCAATGTTTGCTGCTGTAACGCCTGCATTTGATAAGTTTGAAACATTATTGAATGCTGTAACAACTGCATCAACGTCTGTGCCACTTACTGCAACACTTTCGCCATCAACAGTAAATGTGTTTGCATTAGTAATTGTTGTTATTGCTCCACCTGTTACACTTGGTACTGAACCTGTCCAAGCAGTAGTTCCTACTTTAACCCAAGTACCTAAATAGTTTTTGTAATATATAGTGTATGCTGTAGTTTGTCCTGCAACAACTGCATAATCGCCAATTGCGCCAACTGATCCTTTTGGAGCACCACCGGATACTTTCGCTGCGTCAGTAATTACAGTTGGTGCTTTAACTCCGAATGCTTGTCCGCCAGTTGATGTTACGGCTGCGCCGTTCCATTCAAAAAGACCAAATGCTGTTGATGCAGTATCTACCCAATATGCACCATCTTCTGGAGCACCTGCTGGAGCATCTGCTGATGCTTGTAATTGTCCTAGGTCTACGTCTGCACGTACAACCCAAGCTCTGTTTGAAACGCCAAGTAATGAGTAAGCTGCTTGCAATCCGTATTCATTTAGCTCTCCTGCGTGAATAGCATTGTTACTTGCGTCAGTGTAAAAAATTGGATCTCCAAAAGTTTCTGTAAGGTCGCGCTGCGAAGTAAGCAAATAAGGTATACCTGCTTTAGCCTTTGTAGTACCTGGAGCAATACCTGTGCCAGCGCCATTAGTTTTATTTTCGGCGGAAGCAACAAATATCAGTGGAACCGTACCCGGTTCAGCTGGTGTGTAAAAACTTTCGTCTACTACGCTAACCTGTACGCCTGGTGATGTTAGTGCCATATTATTTCTCCTATTAATAGTGTGAGCATTCGTTACTATTATTTAGCCTATATAAAATAAAACACCGTAATAAACACCCATAAAAAGGGACCAAAAAGGTGAGGTAAATACAATATGCGACCATTATGTAAATGCGGGCACCGACCTGCAGCAATTAATTATAAAAAAGAGGGTAAAACCTACTATCGTACACTATGTGAAAGGTGTTTACGTAACGGTGTTGGACACGGAATTCCTAAGTGGAAACGCACCGGATATCAGAAAAAAGATAATTGTGAAAAATGTGGGTTCAAATCAAAGCATACTGAACAGTTTAATGTGTTTCATACAGATGGCGATTTAACTAATTGTAGACCTAGTAATTTAAAAACTATTTGTGCTAACTGTCAACGAGTACTTCAGAAAGAAGGTAGCCGCTGGAAGCAGGGAGATCTAGTCCCTGATTTTTAAATATTGTTTCCATTAGTATATGTACGTTTTTCTTTAGTCTTTGTAAATCACCATTATTGTCAATGGTGTAATTACACATCCATTGCTCAATACTCATCGAACTAGGATCCTCACTAGGTAAATGATCGCTTCTATCTACCCAAATAGCATAATCAAATATCTCTTCGTTTTGCATTGCAAAAAATTCACGCTTGTTACGCAAACCGCAATAGATATCGTGTTCGTCAAATAAGTTACGTCCTAAACGTGCTAGATCATCTTTACAATAGTTGTGTATCATATTATACCATTCAGTACGATGATTGTGCCTATCTGCATAGCACTCTTCCTCATTAGCGTACCCGTATTGATCTTTTAAATCATTAAAGATAAAAAGCTCTGAACAAAATTTGCTTGATGATTGAAATGTATATCCGTATGCTTCTAACATTTCGCATACAGTGTCTTTGCCGTGGCGGCCGTGTCCAACAATTAATAGTTTTGGTAGCACAGAATACTCCTTAGTAAATATAATTTATATTATATACTAATTCTGTACAGTTGTCAAGATTTTTTTTACCAGCGTTGGTCTTTTATTTTCTTAGAATGTTTTGTTGATCTAATGGAATTCATTATTCTAAGCAACTGATTTGCTTTAACATTGGAATTCCAACCGTTCTTTGTACCAAAAGTTTTTGAGTATTCACATTCCTCCGAAAACTTTGCTGCAACTATTTTTTCTAAACACTTTAAATCGTCTTCACTCAGTGACGATATTCCTTTTGGTTCCATTGTGAAATCTCCTATTATATGCTTGTTCAAAACCTTCTTCATAATCATATAACGGAGCCCCATTGCACCCGTTTACCCAAAGTCTTTTAAAGTAACTATCTGCTGATAACAATGCAGTATCATCACTTTCGGCAATGTGGCCTTTGACCATCCAAAACAGTCTATATGCTTCTTTGTGTGTCATACTGTATTTACAGTATATTTAGAGTTGGTGCGCTAACACCAGAGTATTTTAGCCTATTGTGAATCCGTAGCCTACGCCACCAGCAACTTGCATTGTAAGTTCTAATTCAAGTTTTTCCATTTCAGCAGCAGCTTCTTGTTTAAGAGCATCGCCGTTAAGTGCTGATCCACCTTGTGGTCCTGCGATTGTAGCAAATTTACTACGTGCTTCGCCTAGCATATATTTACAACCAGCAAGTGTATAATCTTTAATCCATTGACTTGCTAGATAGTCTTTAAGTAATTCGCTATCAGGACGATGGTTATAAACATATAATAAAATAGTTTCGTTTGCTCTAGGACGTTGTAATAGTGTTAATTTTTTAGTTGTAGTATTCCATTTAAATTCAATGAATGATCCAAACATTCTACCTACTAGTTCTTGGTACTGACTAAACATATCGTATGTTGCTAGTCCACCTAAGTTAGAACTTGATAATAAGTATGCATTTGTGTATGCTAAACTGAAAGGGTCAAATAAACTTCCTCCACCATTTTCGCCACTATCATAAAGTTTTATATTTACAACATCTCCAGTAGTTAATCCTGTGTTAAACGTAATGGTTCTTGCATCATTATCAGTAGAATAATTTGTAGTAACTGTTCCATTAATTGTTACTACAATAGATTGTACTATTGCTAAATTATAATTTACGTTGAATACTTGCTGAGAGTCTGTTGAAATTAGCGTAGTTGAATAAATTGGGCCTCCTGATGCTGAAGTACTTGGACGTGATCCTATACTTCTACGAAATGACTTACGAACTTCTACTACTTCATTTGGTAATGTATACTCGTTTTGATCAGGTACAGTATCCATAAACAAATAGCTTTCTTCTACTGAGTTATCACTACGTTGTCTAAATTTACTAAGCGACTTAGTTAAAGCAGTTTCGTAATGTATAGGGTCTAGTTCAACATCAACCATACCTCCGCCTAAGAAAGCATTTACATAGTCAAATATTGCTTGTTTTTGTGTTTGTTCAACTGCCATTTAAGTTTTCTCCGTCATAGTATTTATCGTAGTTGCTATCGTTACGATAAATATGTATATGCCAAGATTAAGTTTATATAAACCAGAACGCGGAAAAGACTTTGAATTCTTAGACCGCCAAATTAATGAAATGTTCACTATAGGTGGGACAGACCTGTTTGTCCACAAATATACTGGAACAAATGATGGAACAACAGAAAAAGATCATACGCAAATACAGGATATGGTCTTTATGGAAAATCGAGATCGAAAATACGATAAAGACATTTACACTATTCGCGGAATATACAATGTACAAGACATTGATTTTGACCTAAGCCAATTTGGTTTGTTCTTAAGCAATGATACTTTGTTTATGACTGTGCATATTCAAAGCAGTGTAGAATCAATTGGGCGTAAACTTATGCCTGGTGATGTTATAGAACTTCCTCATTTAAAAGATGAATATGCAATGAATGATTTTAGTGTAGCACTAAAACGTTTTTATGTTATTGAAGATATTAATAGAGCCGCAGAAGGCTTTTCACCAACTTGGTATCCACACTTATATAGACTTAAATTAAAACAAATAGTAGATAGTCAAGAATACAAAGATATACTCGACTTACCAGCAAGTGAAGACTATCCTGAAGATGGAACATTACGTGATATATTAAGTACTTTTGAAGCAGAGATGCAAGTTAATAATGCAGTAGTGTCCGAAGCAGAAGCAAATACTCCTAAAAGTGGGTATGATGTCGATAGTAATTTTTATACATTAGCCGCAGACGAAACTACAGGTAGAGCAAAATTACAGCAAGTTGATGCCGACGGTAGTACTATTACTGATAAAGCAACTCCTACATCGCACGGTTATAATGGTTTATTAATTGGTGACGAATTTGCCCCTAATGGTAGTAATTTTTCAAGTGGTATTAGTTTTCCATTAGGTAGTACAGAAGGTGATTACTTTTTACGTACAGACTTTTTACCGCAGCGTATGTTTCGATGGGACGGTAAGCGTTGGCTTAAGGTACACGATGTTAAGAGAGCTCCATTGAATAATGACACTCCAAATACATTACGTGGATCATTCGTTAATGACGTAAACACCTACTTGTATAATACTCCAATAGCAACTGACTTTATAAGATTAAATGTTGGTGCAACAGAACTTGAAACCGAAATTGCATATATGACTGCAAAATATATTCAATTAGAATTTACTGATAGCCTTGCACAGGACGGAAGGTTTGTATTAAACTATGACACTGCATCAAATACTAATATGCTATCATCGTATACAGGATCAGACGGCAGTACGCAATTTGTAAAAATTACGTTACCTGCAAATGCTGTTAAATACGAAGGACTATATACATTAACCTTACATAATACACGAACACAGCAGCGACAATCGATATCACAGGCGCTACGACCACAGGCGGATAATTAATGCAACATTTTTATGACGGACAAATAAGAAAATACCTTGTGCAAATTATGCGCTTAATGAGTAATTTTGGATATAAAACAGGTGACGGTACTGAAGTTAAGGTTCCAGTTATGTATGGCGATATTACTAGACAAGTAGGATCAATATTAAGAGACAATTCCGAAAACAAAATACCAAGTGCGCCGCGTATGGCAGTATATATTACTGCACTAGAAATAGATCGTGACCGAACTAGTGATTCTAGTTTTGTAGGTAAAAGACACGTTAGAGAACGTGCTTACGACGAAGCAGGAAATGAATACGAAGATTTTCAAGGACGTAATTACACAGTTGAACGTTTAATGCCAAGTCCCTATAAACTAACAGTGAATGTTGACATATGGACTACTAACACAACAATGAAACTACAGATTATGGAGCAAATATTAATGCTGTTTAATCCTAGTTTAGAAATACAAACTACAGATAACTATCTTGATTGGACTAGCTTAACAACTGTAATGTTAGACAGTATTAATTTTAGTAGTAGATCTATTCCTATAGGAACTGAAAGCGAAATTGATGTTGCTAGTTTAACATTTTCAACTCCTATATACATCAGCGCACCAGCTAAAATAAAACGCCTTGGTGTTATTACTGATATTGTT